TAGCCATGCGGCGCCAGACGGGACTGCGCAAGGACAAGGAGAAGGTCACACTCAATCTGACCCCGTCCATCCTGCTGCTGCCGCCGGAGCTGGAGACCCTGGCCCTCCAGATTCTCTACAGCGACACGGATCTCCGCTACGCTAACGCGAACGTCAAGAACCCGTTCCGCAACGCCTTCATGCCCATCGTCGAGGCGGAGCTGGAGACGTGGGAGTGGTACCTCACGGCCTCCCCGTCGATGATCGACACCGTCGAGGTGGCGTTCCTGGGCGGCAACCAGTCCCCGACGCTGGAGCAGCAGCAGGGATGGAACGTGGACGGCATCGAGTACAAGGTGCGGCTCGACTTTGGCGTGTGGCTCTACGAGTATCGCGGGCTCTACAAGAATCCGGGGCTCGAGCCGACGAAGCCCTGATAGGGAGGTATACGAATGAGCAGACAGGCAATGCCGGTCCAGACCGGCGAGGCGATCGACTATAAAAACGAGGGCGCTGAGGAGATCAACGTCGGCGACGTGGTGAAGCTCGGCGGATTCTGCGGTGTGGCGGAGACGGACATCGAGCCCGGCCAGTTCGGCGCGGTGGCCATCACGAAGGTGTGGGAGGTCGATTCCGTATCCAGCGCCGCCTTTGCCGTCGGGGATCCTCTTTATTGGGACTTCGCCGCCAAAAAGGCCACCAAGACCGACGCCAGCAATACCCCGCTGGGGCTCTGCGTCGCGCCGAAATCCTCCGGCGGAACGAAGGCCAGGGTCAAGATCGGCGTCTGGGTCAAATGACCCTGAAGGGGCAGGTGGCGGCCGACATCCACGGGGTGTTCCTGAACCTGCGGGACTTCGGGGATTTTCACACGGTCAACGGCTCGCGCGTACTGTGCCTGATCGACAAGAACAACGTCCACATGCGCGCGCCGGCAGGGCGCAGGACAGAGGGGGTCCGGGAGGACTCCCTCTTTCTCTACATCCACGCCGGGGAGTTCCGGACTGTGCCAAAGCCGCACGATCCTCTGGAGGTCGATGGCCGCAAGTTTTTTATCCGCAGCGTTTCGGAGGAGATGGGGATTTTAGTGATCGAGTACGGGGCTGTGAGCGATGGCCGGCGTATCCCTGGGCGGCAGTGAGGCGCGTTTCGAGGAGGCCCGCCGTGCGTTGGCGCACATTCCGGGCGGGGCGGAGAAGGCAGTTGCGCGAGCACTGAATCGGGCGGCAGAAAGCGCTCGAAACGACGCCGCTCAGTTGATGAAGGAACGCTACACCATGAAGGTGTCGGACTTCAAAAAAGAGATCGTTATTTTGCGGGCTACGCCGGGGAACCTCAGAGCCACTCTGCTGACCCGCAGCGCCCGACAGGCAATAACGGATTTTGAACATACGCCTGTAAAACCGCCTCGCCAAAAGGGAATCCCCGCCCGATTGAGACCGCGGGTTATGACGACCATTGTGGCGGGGCGGACCAAGAACTGGTCTCATGCTTTTCTGGCACGGATGAGAGGCGGGCACTTGGGGCTCTGGACGCGGAACAAGACGGAGAAGACGGCGAAAGGCAAGCCCGTCATACACGAGTTTTTTACTCTGGCCGTACCTCAGATGATGGGGACCGGCCCCATCATCACCCGCGTTCTGAAAACGGCTCAGCATCGTCTTGGGATCGAGCTGGATCGTCAGGTCGCGTATATCGCAGGAGGTGGTCGCATATGACCCCCATGGAGACGCTTTTCGCGATCTGCCGGAGCCTGGAGGCGACGCTGAAAGACTTCCGATTTGAGGACGAGGGCGGTAAGGAGCGCCCTGTGACGGTCTACCCCTTTCACTTCCCCGAACAGGTGCTTGCGGCGATGAACCCTCACGCCGAGGACGGATACACCCCGATCCCGGACACGCAGGACGACGCGTTCCAGCGACTGATGCCCGCCGTAGTCGTTCGCCCCCTGTCGTACGAGGATAAGACGCTGGATGACGATTCCTCGATTCTTTCCATGGCGGTTACCGTCGGGGTCTTCTCGCGTGACCCCGCAAACGTGGCGGGTTCCTGGGGCGTGGTCAACATCCTGGAGCGAATCCGGCAGGCCATAGAGGCAAGGCCCATTTTGGAGGATCGATGCGAGGCCCTCCTGCCTCTCTCTTGGGAGCTTTACGACGAGGCGCTGCGTCCCCTCTGGTTCGGGGAGATGGTGATGCAGTGGCGGATTCTGGACCCGCACCGGCTCGACGAGTCGAACTGGGCGGGGGACTTTTTGAAGGGAGTTTGATGGCATTGGCAAAAACACGTATGACGGATCCCTTGGACGACGAGCAGACCATCCCGTCGGCGCCTGCGGAACCCGTAGGATCGCCCGATCCGCTGGATAGGCTTCAGGTCTATGCCGGTCCGACGATGCACCGGCGCGTGATGATAGCGGGGAGCGTCTACAAGAACGGGTTCCCTCCCCACGTGAAGGACCTGATCAGGAAGGTGCCGGACGTGGGGCGCATCATCGTCCCCGTGAAGGACTTCCCGGTGGTCAGGAAGGAGACGGAGACTCCGGGGACGGAATACCACCGCATCTATAACGCCCTGCTGGCGATCCGATTCGATGATGGCGAGGTGAGGACATGAGTTCTGGGTATCAGCATGGCGTAAGGGTCTACGAGCACCCTACGAAGCTGGTTGCGCCTCGGAGGGTGGACAGCGCCATCCCCATTTACGTGGGGACGGCCCCCATCCACCTGTCTGGGACCGGGCTGAAGGATACGGACAAGAAGATCCACCACCCGATCCTGGCGAACGTCTACGACGAGGCTGTGACGAAGCTCGGCTACAGCGACGACTGGAAGAAATTCACGCTCTGCGAGGCGATGTACGCGCATTTCGCCCTCTTCGCCCGCGCGCCCGTGATCTTCGTGAACGTCCTGGATCCGGCGGAACACAAGACCGCGATGCCGGGGAAGGAGTACACCATCACGGCGAAGCAGGCTGTCCTAGGGGAGGACGCCATCCTTGACAGCGTGGTCGTGAAGGCGCAGGAGAGCAGCGGAGCGCTTACGGTGGGTGTGGACTATTCCCTGTCCTGGAACGGCGAAAACAAGGCCGTCTTGAACGTCCTGGCGGGCGGTGCGCTGGAAAGCGCGGGGACCGTTTATGTGTCCTACGACAAGCTGGACCCCTCCAAGGTCACCGCGGCGGATATCATCGGCGGCTACGATTCCGTGAAAAAACGCTACGAGGGTCTGGAGACCATCAATCAGGTGTTCATGAGGTACGGCAAGGTTCCAGCTTTGATCTGCTGCCCCGGCTGGTCCCACAAGCCGGAGGTTGCGGCGATCATGACCGCGAAGACGTCCGGTATCTCTGGTCTCTTCCCCTCGCTGGCGGTGACCGACATGCCCTGCGACGCGACGCTGGAGGACTACACGGAAGCCTCGGAGTGGAAGCGTCGGAACAGCTACACGCACACGCACCAGATCGTCTGCTGGCCCAAGGGCAAGCTGGGCGACAAGGTGTATCACGTTTCGACGATCTTCGCCTGCCTCTGCGCGGTGACGGATGACGAGTTCGGCGGGATCCCCTACGCATCGCCCTCCAACCACCTCTCCAAGATGGCGGCCGCGGTGACGGACACCGGCAAGGAGCTGCTGCTGGACCTCAATCAGGCGAACTTCCTGAACGGCGCCGGGATCGTGACGCTGTTCAACTGGGAGAGCGGCTGGGTGCTCTGGGGGGACGAAACGGGGTGCTATCCGTCGAACACGGATCCAAAGGATCGATTCATCAACATCCGGCGTTTCTACAACTGGTGGGCGGTGAAGTTTATTCTGCGCTGGTTCCAGAAGGTGGACCGTCCCATGAACCGCAGGCTGCTGGAGACCATCCGCGACAGCGAGAATATCGAGATAAACGGTTACGTGGCCCTGGGTGCCCTGGTGGGTCCCAACAACCGGCTGGAGTTTATCGCCGACGAGAACCCGACGACGGACCTGATCGACGGCGTGATCCGAGCACACACGTTCCTGACGGTGCCTCCGCCCGCACGGGTCATCTATAACGGCCTGGAATACGAGACGGAGAATCTGCTGTCTCTGTTCCTGTAGGAGGTGAAGACGCATGAAGCATCCCGATAAGCTGAACAACTTCGCGGTGTGGATGGACGGGGACAAACTGCTGGGGGTGGTCGACGTGACCCTCCCCAACCTGACCCCTCTGAAGGAAACGAGTAAGGGGGCGGGGATCGCGGGCGAGTTCGAGACGCGCGCCGTCGGCCATTACGGACCGCTCAAGCTGCAGATGACCTGGCGCCGGGCGACGAGCCAGGCGCACCTCCTGGTGAACCCTGAGGGCAAGGCCCTGGAGATCCGCGGCGCAGGGCAGGTGATCGACAGCGACACCTACAAGTTCGGCATCAGCGCCATCCGCATCGTCGTTCGGGCCTCCGGCTCCGACATGCAGCCCGGAAAGTTCGATCCCGCCACGGCGATGGGGACGACGACGGAGGTCGAGTGTCTGTATCTGAAGGTGGAGGAGGACGGAAAGGTTCTGCACGAGATCGATAAGCTGAACTTCAAGGCTGTGATCAACGGCGTGGACGAGCTGACCGAGGTCAAGTCCGCCCTCGGCGAGTAGGAGGGAACACGGTGGCTACAAACAGCTACGAAACAGTGCTAAAAGACGGCGTTTTCACTTTGTCCAAGCCCTACAAATACGGGGACGGCCCGGAGCGCAACGTCCTGGACTTCCCCTTGAAGGACATGAAGGGACAGCATCTCCGCACGGCACAGCGTAATTACGAGATGCTGGAGGGGCCGCTTGGCAACATGGCGGAGCTGAACAAAAACTATCAGGCCTACGTCGCCGCCGCCTTGATGGGGGTGCAGCCGGACTTCGTGTTCGACCTCCCGGCAAAGGACTTCACCGAGCTGACGGTATTCGTACAGCTTTTTTTGATCGGGTCGGCCTGAGGAGGGAGGCCGCAAAAACCGTTTTGAGGTGGGCCGCGTATCTGGCGCGGAAGACGTACACGCCGATGCCCTGGTTCCTAAATCTGCCGCTGACGGAGCTGGTGTTGGTCATTGCAGACCTGGAAGGGGAATGAGAAAGGGGGCGCGTGCGCCCCCTCAGTTTGCCCCGAATCGCCGTCCTGTCCTCAGGAGAATCCCAGCCAGGATGAGATAGAAAAGGGCCGGAAGCCGCAGGAGTCCGACTAGGACGAACCAGAGGACACTGAAGGCTGCGGCAAGGCTGGATGAAACGAGAAGAAGTCTTGCAATGTAAGGCATTCTCCACATGAGCATCCCCCCTTTGTGCCTATTATACCGGAGGAAACAAAAGATGGCACAGAAACTTTACGAGCTGGCCATACAGCTCCAGGGCAAGCTTGACGGCTCCCTCGAAAGGTCTATGAAGACCACACAAGGGCACCTGAAGGAGCTGGAAAACCGCGTCAAGGACTTTCAGGAACGACAGAAGAAGGTCAGTGGTATCGATGCGGCTTATGCCGTCCACAGCGAGGCAGCCCGAAAGCTCGGAGGCGAAATCCTGAAGCTGAAGGAGAAGCAATCCGACATCTCCGGGTATCGGGAGCAGCGGAAGGCCACGGCGGAGACCGCCAAGGCCTGGCTCGCCGCGAAACGCGAGCTGAAGGCCCTGACGGCAGCATACAGACAGGACAAGACGGACCAGAACCGGAAGGCCATGCAGGCCGCGGCCAGACAGGCGAAGGCTCTGGAGAAGGCCTACGGCAAGAACCGGACAACCCTTGGAAAGATGGAGGAGAAGCTGTCCAAGGCCGGAATCAACACGCGGAAGCTGGGTGATGAACAGAAGATCCTTGCGGACAGACTGGCCCACGCCACACGGGAGCAGGAGCGCTACAATGCGGCCGCCGAACGCATCGCCAGAGGCAAGGCCTGGTGGTCGGGAGTCACCGCCAAGGCGAAGGAATACGCCAAGACGGCCTGGAGCGCCGCGAAGTGGACGGCAGGCATCGCTACGGCCATGGGGTACGGGGCTTTTCGCGTGACAAAGTCCGTGGCGGAGGCCGGGGATGCCGCGGCGAAGCTGGGTAAGAAGGTTCGCATGAGTGCGGAGGACGTCCAGAAGCTGCAGTATGCCGCAGATCTGTCTGGTGTTCGGGACTTCTCCGGGGCCATGCTGACCATGACGAAAAACACCGACATGGCGGTGAAGGGCCAGGGCAAGGCTGTCAAGGCATTCAAAGAGCTGCGCATCGACCCGCGCGATCTCTCCAAGGCGGGCGGGGCGAAGGCCCTTCTGGCGATATCTCAGCAACTTCAAAATATCCGCTCCGAGGCACAGAAAACCCGCATCCTTCAGGGACTGTTCGGAGACCAGTGGGGCGAGATGGCGGAACTGTTCCGGCAGGGTCCCAAGGCCATCCAGGACGCCATGAAGGAAGCCGAAGACTATGGCATTATGAGCAACGAATCCGCTGGCAAGTCCGAGGAGTTTCTGGACAACATCACGCGGATGCAGCGGGCCATCGGCGGTTTGAAAATAGCGATAGGCGACGAACTGCGCCCCATCATCAACGACATCGTGGTCGCAGTCACGGAGTGGGTGAAACAGAATCGGGAGCTGATAAGCGGAAAAGTCAAGGAGTGGGTGGAGACAATACGCGAACGGCTTCCGGAGATCTGGGCCGGCATCAAGCAGGTTGCGGAATACCTCGGCAGATTGATAGGATGGGCAACGAAGGGCGTCGATGCCGTTGGAGGGTTTGAAAACGCCTTGTCCCTGTTGGCGACGTTCCTGATGGGTCAAAAACTCATAGGGGCAATTACCTCCACTCATCAAGCCCTTTCGGGCTTGATCTCTGCCTTCAACACAGCGAAGGGGATGGACCCATCTGCGCTGTCCGGTGCCGCCGGAGGAGCTTTGAAGACCGGACAGTTCCAGGCGGGGGGGATGGGGCAGGCCGTACAGTTGGCTGCTCTTGGAATCCCCTTGGCACTTGAGGTCGCAGATCGTTACACAAAAGCCCACAAAGCAAAAGAGGATGCCGAGTTTGAAGAGGCTGATCTCGCAAGCCAGGAGAAGTATGTCGAGTTCGTCCGTAATTTTTCCAAAACCGGCTATGAAGGGATTGATATCGGCGGACTGAATCCTCTCTATACGAAGCTGGCCCAGAGCATCATCGACAACAAGCAAAAGGCTTTCGTCGACGGCCTGATGCCTGCGGTCCAAGCCCTGAATGAGCAACAAAAGGGGAAAAATCCCGTTAAACGCGAAGACGTAGCGGAATGGGGCAAGACCATCGCCGAAGCGATGAGAGGGTCCGAAGAAGCGCTCAAGAACCTCCCGGCACAGCTGCAGGGACTGATTCAAATTCAGATGGCACAGACTCCCATAGCTCAGAACGCACGCGGCGGTCATATTTCCAGCCCTAGAATCTCCAGGCTGGCCGAGCGGGGGCCGGAAGAGGTCGTCCCCCTCGGGGAGGCGGATCGGGGGCTCGGGCTCTCCCGTCTTTTCGAGGCCGCCCACAAGATGAACGTCCCCATCGTCGACACCGACACGGAGGCGCCGTTCAGATTCCCGGAGTTCCCAAAGCCTCCCCAAGACGCCTCCGGAGGTGCGGAAGGCGCCGCCGCTGGGGGCTCTGTATCCCCCAATATCAGCTATGCGCCTGTGTTCAATATCTCCGGGGAAAACGCCCGAGAGGTCGCGGCGCAGGTGGAGAAAGCTAACCGGCGATCCTTCGGGGAGCTGCTGGAGGCCTTCCAGCATGAAAAGGAGCGTTGTTCCTATGCGACGACGTAGCTACACGACGCAATCCGGCGACATGTGGGACGGGATCGCGCACCGGGTATACGGAGACCGGCGACGTGGGGAGATGTTGATGCACCTCCTCCTGGAGACAAATCCCGCGCATCGCAAGACGGTAATCCTCCCCTCCGGCGTAGTTCTGACGGTCCCCGAGCCCCCCATGCACGTGCCCGAGACCCTGCCGCCGTGGAAGAGGTGAGTCGATGGATAGTTATCCAGCGAGGAGGACTCATGTGGTCCTGCTCTACAACAACAAGGACATAACGGAGGACATCGCCCGCGACCTGATTTCCTTCTCCTGGACGGACAAGTCCTCCAAGGAGGCGGACGATGTCTCGATAAAGCTCCACAACGTGCACGGGCTCTGGTGCGGGGACTGGCAGGG